CTTGCGGTCATGATTCTGGAGAAAGCCAAAGGCAAAGATGCTGAAGGCTCTTCAGATGATGATTACGGCAAGGCAAAAGAAGATGCGGGAAGACGTATGGCTATGGCCATTAAGGAAGAAGACGGCAGCGCGTTCGTCGATGCTCTTGATGACTATCTAGACATGCGTGAATAAGGAGGGGGCATGGCGACGTACACTGAAGCTGACTTACGTACTCGTGCGCGTCGCCGCGCTGACATGGAGAATAGCACCTTCGTGACAGACTCAGAGATTCAGGATTATCTGAATTCGAGCATGTCAGAGCTTCACGATATGATGGTGAAGAGCTACGAAGACTATTTTGTCTCTGAGCAAACTTATACCGCCCCTCTTGCGACCGGGGGCGAGAACTTGCCAGATGACTTTTATAAGGCTTTGGGCGTTGATTATGATTCCGGTGGTATCACTTCGACGCTCAAGGCCTACTCCTTTACTGAACGCAACATCTACAACACGCCCTATGCTGTTATCGATCGATTGGCTGAGCCAATGTACAAGATCGAGGGCACTAAGATAAAACTGATCCCTGGCAATTCGCAGTCTGGGACCATCACGCTCTATTACGTGCCGCAGGCGACTCAGTTCTCTGCGACCGTAACAGAGGTTGAAAACGTTATTCCTGGCTACGAAGAGTATATTGTGGTTGCCGCAGCTATTCGTATGCTAATGAAGGAAGAGTCAGATACATCTGCACTTGAGCTCGAGAAGCAACAATTGGGTAGGCGTATCATTAGAGCGATTAGCCCGCGTGACGCTAGCGGATCTCACGCGATTCGTGACGTTCGCAAAGGCCGATTTAGAGACGACTTCATTCTTCGATACTGAGGTGTGCCATGGCTACAAGATTTTCTCGGGTCTTTAGCGCTACACCCGACCTGTCTTTTGCCGAGGACAACACCCAGGCAATTGCTGACTTCGTTGAAAACTGCCCTCTTATAGAGGGTGTTTTGCTAAGCGACGTTGCACTCAAAGCATCTCAGGACAACCTAGTGGGGCACTCACTTGGTCGGGCCTACAGTGGGTATATCGTCGTAGATAATAACGCCAATAGCGTCATATACACATCAACAACGCCAAACAACAAAAGGTCATCGCAGCTTATTCTCAAAGCATCGGCAGCGGCGACTGTTTCATTGTGGGTATTCTAATGCCGTTAAAGAAGACAAATGTATCGTTTCCATTCTCTGGCGGCTTAGACGAAAAGATATCTGAGAAGATTGCTCCACCCGGCACTCTCGAGATCGCAGAGAATTGTCAGTTCGATAAAAACGGCGAGATTGTAAAGCGCAAAGGTTTTGAGACCATGTGGGCTCAGACAACAAACTGGGATGACAATACACCTCTTGACTCAAACGTAGAGATTGCAGGTGGCGCAAATACAGAATCTCATGGCAACGAGTTATTGATTGCAGACGGAGAGCGTCTTTTCTCTTATTTCGATGGCTACGTTAAGAACAAGGGCAAGTACTTAAATTGCACATTTCACAACAAAGACATCATTCAAGATGAAGTAGAGAAAAACGGACCTATTCAGCATACTCGTTTTGAGACAGATGCTGGTGATGAGTATGATCTCTTTGTGTATACGGCTACGCGGCCTGTAGGCAAAACAGCTAATCAAGAGCCGTTTGTTAAGGCCTATTATTCAATTTATAGCGTCGATACTGGCGAGCCTATAGTTAATCCCACCGAGTTTGCATCAATAAGTCGAAAAAATCCTGCAAGTATTGAGGCGACAAGCGTAACGCCTGCTCCTCAACTTATGTATATTGAGGCATTAGATACAGCGTTTATCCTTTATGGGGACTATAACTCTGGCGCAATTAAGTATTACTACCGAACCATTCGATTAGACTCAGTTTCTAACTTTGCGATATCTGCTGCTACCGAAATCACAGCAATGACAGATCCCAGTGGAACCGCTGCGCCTACTCCGGTTCAAAGTTTTTTCTGCATGGTCGCAGATGCCGTAACCTCAACGACCGTCACACAAAACTTTATATACATGGCTTATTATGAGCAGGTTGGCGGGAAGGCTAATGACTCTGGTGACTTGATACTGTTGAGGCTTCAGTGCGGTGGAACAGCGCTTGCTCCTTCCTTAAACCTTTTGACTATTAAAGATGTAACAGGCGGAGTTTATGGCGGCGGCGGAACAAACAACAGTCAAACCAACAACTTGTATCAAAAGTTTGGCACAAAGGTTAACCTCTCCTTACGGTACACGGGTAATACCGCTCGACCATTAAGCTTGTTTTACTCGGTTCAAGACTCATCAACTGTGGGTAATTATCGAGTAAAGTGCTCCTCGTTTACAGCCGACTTAAGCACTCAGACAGACATCACCTACACAGATGATTACTACGTTCTTTTAAACGCCACCGCGATTATGGCAAAAAGAACGTCTGCGACAGATGTTAATGAGATTGTGATAAACGCTGTTAAAGATCGCAACAATAATTCAAGTATATTTGATGCAGCTTCAGGCTTTAAAACGTTTAGTGGTGGGTCCGGAGACGTCCAGGGAACTGGCTTTATTGAGGGCATTTACGATATGCCTAGCTCTCCGGGATTTGGGATTACACCCGCTAAAGTTTACATACCGGCGGCAGCCGGGATTACGCCTCACGACTCCTCTCAGCTTACGGTTCTTGATGGCGGCAACAACCTTCAATCAAATTTCTCATACACAATCACAAGCCCTACAGGGGGCACAGACGCGGAATATCGTTTTGACTCAATAGGTGCTCCAGAAAAAACAAGACAGGCAGACAGTGTTATCTTGATGCACAGTCACACTATGAGTTCGACTGGTTCTTTGACCACAACGCCTGCTTTTAGAAACTGTTATTTGCTCTCAGACTTGTTTCATTATGAGTTTAATGAACTTACAGGGAGCAAACTTCTTAAAGATCCATATTTCTTAATTAGCAATCCTCTTGGAGTGGGCCAGACGAACTCAGGCACAACTGCTCTTGTGAGCTTTAGCAGAGACTTACTTGCATTTGGCCTTCCCTCTGAGATGCCTCTATCGGCGCATACTGAAATAAACAGTATGGAGGACAATAAGTTTAGCCTGACTCAATCAACTCAAAGAGTTCAGATAAAAGGCTCTAAGATACTTATAGGATCAACTAGGTTTGTTCGCGATGTCTCTACGACTGATGTCGCTGAGACAGGTCTTGGTAATTCAAACGTTGTATACGATGATCAAATATATAACGGCACCTTGATTACTATCGATGCAGATCCCGCTCGAGCGTGCCCTATGCTATCGCTAAAAGACAACTTGCTCCTAGGTGGCGGGGGCTTGTTTAGCTATGATTCAACCAAAATTGTTGAATCTGACTTTCTGCATTCACCAGAGTTTATCGATGTTCAGAAATATGGCCTAGCGGGTGGCGTATATACGTCTAACGGGATTGCAGAAGGTGATTACTCTTACGCAGCGGTGTTCTCGGCGATTGACAATAAAGGCAATCTGCATGAGTCCGCCCCTGTGTTCTCCGATAGTATCAACATTAGCGCTACTGATGCATCAAATAAAACAGGCATTCATGTTCGTATAGCTGTTTGCAATCTTACCGCTCGAGATCGCTATCGAGTAGATGTTTATAGAACCGATGCAGACGGACAAATTTACTATCAGATTGCTGGAGACATCGTTCGTTTCGATCAACCGAACAACAGACAAACCGAGTTTGTATTTAATGACAATGGCACAGGTGGTGAGTCAATCACCGAGAGACCAGTTCTGTACTCGACAGGTGGCATTGCTCAGAACTTCAATCCAGGCAGCACAACAGGGCTCACCCTCCACAAAGATAAAGTCATTGCGACACTGCCAAATGGTTTTGCGGCAGTATCGAAGCCTACGCTGGTAGGGGAGTCAGTCTCATTCCCTCTGGTGGGGCCTTTCGTCCTAAACCTTGGCAACGTGGTCAAAGAAATTACAGCAGCAGGATCTGCCAGGGATATGCTCGTAATTTTCACAGAAGACGACGTATACGCTTACATGGGTGATGGTCCCAACGCTACGGGGGCGATTGGTTTTACTCAACCTAAGCTTTTGTCTTCAGGGCAGGGAGCAATACCTGGTAGCTTTGTGGTTAGCTCCTCGGCAGGCATGTATTACCTCTCAGAGCGTGGTCTTTATTCGATACTTTCTAATGGTCAGATTCAGTACATCAGCCCTCAGGTAGAGTCTAAACTTGCGCCTAAAGCTGTGGTCGGCATGGATATGTTCGATGAACAAAATGAGCTCAGGATTGCATTAAGCACAGGCGACATTCTGGTGTACAATTACTTATTTAAGCGATGGTCAGAATGGAACACAAATATCGGTATCAAATCTCAAACTAGATATCAGCCTGATTCTGGAAGCTCTGTTACGTCTCACGTTTTAGTAAATGGATCCGGTTCTCCGGCAAAGATGTCAGTTAATGGTTTTAGAGACACCGAGGTTGCAAAAAGCTTTAGCCCTCCAGGGACTATTATCGTCTTAACCGCTAGTTATACGATGAAGGTAAGAACAACGCCTATCTCAGCAAATCAATTGTTTGGTGCGCAACGAGTTTACCGGGCAATGATTCTGGGCGACTACGTTTCATCACATACAGCAACGTTGTTTGTATACACCGACTACAAGTCAGTGCCCTCAACCTACGGGATTATAAGTGTTGCAAGTGATGCGGATCCGTATCTTTATCGAATTCATCTACAGCAACAAAAGTGCCGTGCCGTGCAGCTAGAGTTTAGCGATGGTAGTGCCAATGGCGGGGCTGTAGTTCTTAACGGCATAGCCTTTGAAATTGGTGGACGCCCAGATACATTTAAGTTGCCTAACACTCAAACCGTACAGGGGCTCTAATTATGCAAGGTGGCGGTAATCGAAAAATTCTAGGCGAAGAGACAGCTCTTGGTTCTGCCCAAGGCGGCGGTATGATCAGAGGGACCGGCGCAGGCATTCAATCTGGTGCGGCACTGGGAAGGCGTCAGCAAGGTCTTGATAAGGCAGCGGCTGCTTTCGAGATGGCTAGTGGGCGTCGCATGGCTGGCCAGGACATGCGTGAAGAAATCAAAGACATATACGAAGACGAGACGCGATTAAGCCGAGCTATTCAGGGCGGTCTTCAGCTAGCAGGTCAGGGTGGTGCGCATTACTTGTCGATGAAAAAGCTGAAAGAAATTGCGGACCAGAAAAAGCTTCAAGAGATGATGCAGCCTGATGAAGCATCGGAATATGCAGCTTCTGAGATCGACAGCCTGCTTGAAGACCAAGCTTTAGCTAAAAGACTGCAAGAGTTTGCGCCGGAGGAAGGCGTCAATCCTGCTTACGACGCATTACCGCTTGAGGGCAAGATTGCTATCCAAGCATTGACTAAACAAAGAGATCAGGCGCTTGCCGGGGCGATTCCACCCGCAGGGCCACTAACTCGAGAGCAACAAATAGCAAATATTCGAGCGATGGAACCCGTTGCAGAGCCTGTGGTTGCTCCATCGGTGGATGGCCCAGAGCCTACGCCTATTCGTCAGATTCTCCCGGATGAGGAAGAGGCCGTCTTAAGCTCTCTGTTGGAGCGAATGGTTAATCCAAATGCTGCTTACTCCGCCACAAGACAAGGTTTGATGGATACATTTTTGCAGCAGCGTAGAGCTAAAGCGCTCGCTGAAGCCGAAGCGAGAATCGCCGCCGCAATAGAAAACAACGATGTCTTAGCTTTTAATGACGCTACAAAAGCGAGAAATGACATTCTACGAGGTGACTTCTGATGGCTGTAACTAACGCGGATCTCAAGGGTCTACGCCCGTATCAACAAGAACAATACACGGAACTCGACGAGCGTAAGCAGCGCCTAGAGGCTGGCGAGCGTGGCATGGCTGCTATGGGCGCTCTACGGGGCGCTGAGCAGGAGCAACAGGCACTTATGGGTGCTGGGCAGCGTTACCGTGGTTTTGGCGGCGGAGCGTTGCAGCAGCAGGTTGCAGGGCAATCAGCGCAAGTGGGCCAGATGGGAGCTTTGGCTGCGACTGACCTAGACAAGCAAGAGATTCAAGACATCGACCTTCAACAAAAGCAGCTTCGACAGATTGGCCAGGAGCAAGCGTATATTCTGGAGCAGCAACGCAAGGCTGCTGAAAAAGAAGGTCGCAGTGGTTTTTTTCGAGGGCTATCCAGCATCGGCGGGTCAATCATAGGTGGTTTAGCAGGCATTCCTGCCGGTCCCATGGGCATTCTGACTGGCGCTTCGGTAGGTGCTCAAATGGGCGGCACTGCTTACGACACGTTTTCTGATGAAGACTTGAAGATGGCGGCAGGTATTCCTGATAAAGATATCGAAGAGTTCTTAAAGAAGTCAGCGACTCCTGGTAAGTTTAAGTACAAGCCTGGTGTGACTGGGCCTGATGCGAGTCCTGCGCGGGTGGGTACAACCACAGCACGCATGAAGCAGAGTGAGCTTGGCAAGCAGATGGTACGAGAGCAGGGTGGGGTTGAGACGCTACCAGGCAACAACCCAACGCCAGAGGACATGAGCACAATTATCGCGTCTCTCGGTTATCTCTACCGTCAGATGGAGAAGGGTAAGAAAAATGGCTAATGGTCCGAGTCCTGAAGAAATGGAGTACGCAAAACAACTGCTTGATCGAATGGCGTCAGGAGGCCAAGACAGCGGAGCCGCACTTCAGCAAACTTTAGACGCAAATACGCGAGAGCAAGACTTTCAAAGGTTTATGGCGGACTATGGTGAAGCTAATCCCACATTAGATGAGCTGCGTCGTCAGCAAGCTGTAGAGCTGCGTCGCCAGCAAGAGCAAGAAAGACTTGCTCGTCGTGTACCACCAGGGTTTTTGGAGCAAGGGCTTAACGTAGTGTCTCAAGCCATGGGCTATGCTCCGCAATATGGCTATAGAGATCCTAGTGATCCGACCATGATGGATTACGCCAGAGATTCATTAAATCTGCTTACGGGTTATCCAACTCAGTATATAGGTCGTGGTCAGCGCAGTCCTTCAGCTCCTGCTACACCAGAGGATCCGGGCTTCGATTACAGCGCACCAACCGATGAAGACCTTCAAAACTTCATGGAAAACTACGGTGCTGCCAATCAAATCCAGGAGCAAGAGAAGCAAGACCAGCTTAGTCTCGCTGATATCCGCGCGATGCTTGGTTTCAAAGGTGGCACTCCTCGGGGGATTGGCGTTAGAGACTTCTCTAAGCAACGTCAGCAGATCCTTGATGATTACAAAGAGCAATACGCTGCTGGTCAAAAGTACGAAGCCGAGCGCAGAAAGGCTGCCGAGGCAGAGGTGGCAAAGTCTCGACAGAGGTTCGAAGAAGCAAGCGACCTACAGGGTAAGTTCAAATTTGACCCCACCAGGGTCTTAGACTCTACCGGCGATATTATTGCGGCGGCAATCTTTGTTGGCTTGTCGGGAGCAGCTAACGCAATGGCTGGTCAACCGGGCGCAAAGAACCAAGCGCTCGAGATTATCAATGGCACCATCGACAGGGACATCCAAGCTCAGAAGATGGAATACCAGCAGCTCAAGGACCGCACAAACACCTCAGAGAACCTATACGCTCGAAACATGCAGTTGTTGCAAAATGAGAGACTTGCGGAGAATCTCACAAAGCAGCAGATGCTTGAATTTGCGGATGGCCAAGCCAAAATTAGCCTTAAGAATGTTGCAGCAAATGAGGCAGCAGCTCAGTTTAGAGCTAACCTTAACGCTTCACTCGAGAAGGCGCGTCTTGATACAGCAGAAGCTATGTTCAAGTATCAATCTGACGCAGGCAAGAAAGGTTCTTTGACCTACACCCAGCAGCGAGGGCTACAGGCATCAATCAAGCAGAACTTTGATGCATCAGAAACTTTCCAGGTGGCTGAAGATGCACTGAAGGTTATCGCTGGTGGTCTGGCTGACTTCTCTAACGATGTGAATTCCGTCGATAGGCTCATTGGCAACCTAACTCAAATTTACCAGTCGAAGTTGGCAGGTGAGGGAGATGAGCCTACTGGCATGATTGCAGAGTCATTGGGTGCCTTGAGTGGTATTGTCAGTGATAAGTTTGCGGCTTCTCAACAGCTTAACTCTATCATCAAGCAGATGGCGTTCTCTCTGGCTTCAAGAAGTCAGTCAGCATCATCTATCTCGAACAAAGACGTTCAGATGTTTGCAGATTTGCTGCGTGATAAGCAGGCGGATCCGAGGCGCGTTGGGCTCTTCTTCCAGCACTTGCGTACCAAGGCTGAGCTTTCTGCGATTGCAGATAAGCTTATCCTCGATGGCGCGGAAGTTAGAAATGCTGATCAAATGGCTCTCCAGCAGTACCTATCTATTCCAGGCAAGAACAACATGGTCATTGGCACCAGTGAGTTCGGCACTCCGGTGACACCATACATGGCTGAATACGTGGACGCTTATCAGACACCGGTATCATCCGGCCTTGCGAGCTATGAGGTTGAATAATGGCTGATGCAGGATCAGGCAATTTGTACTTTGACCTTCGCGGTAAACTCTACAGCGTACCGGCGGATGATCAGAAAGCACTGGCTGAACTGCAACAGCTAGGCGCCACTCAGCTCGATGAGCGAGAGGGTACCGTCAGGCGTTTCGTAACCGAATACAAAGACAGCACTGTTGCTCCGTTTCTTTATGGCGTGGGCAAAGGGCTTACTTTCAACATGTTGCCAGCGGCTCTTGAGGGTGCCGGAATACTTGAAGAAGGCGAGTCAGAGGCCATCGAGAGAGCAGCTCCCACGGCTGTACTTGGTGGTGAAGTCACTGGCGCTCTTGCTCCTTTGGTGGCGACTCTGGGCGGAAGTGCTCCTGTAAGCGCAGGTGCTCTAGCAACTAGAGCAGGTACAGCGGGTCTGCGAGAGTTAGGCGAAGAAGCCACAGAGCAAGCTTTAAAGGGATTGACCGCAAGAGGTCTCGCGGGATCCACAGCCCGTGGTGCTATTAATGTTGCAGCAACGCCAACCCGAGTAGTGTCTGAGCAGGCGTTGAAAGTGGGCCAGAAGGTGGGGGATCTCATCCCTGGCGAGACGCTATTCTCGAGAGCGGCGCGAACTGTGGTGCCGGGTGCAGTTGCAGGTGGTATCGAAGGGTCTCTGTATGCAGCGGGCGCTCGCTTCAATGAAGAGCTGATCACCAACCCTGATGCGACCATCCAAGAGGCGTTGATTCTTGGCGCGAAGGATATGGGCGAGGGCTTCCTATGGGGCAGTGCTTTCGGTGGAGGCATTTCTGCGGCACTTGCTGGCACCGCTAAGACCTTTCAGGGCGCTAAGAATATCGCTCAGAAAGCGTACAAGGGAGCTTTTGATAGATTCGGCGAGGGGTTTAGTGACCGTGTAGCTCGTATGATTATGACGGGTGATGACGAGTCTCGAGAAGCATTTCAGCGAAAGCTCTATCAGGTTCTAGATCCAAACAACGACTTTAATCTAAAGGCGATGCAGTCTCAGATTACGCAGGCGGAGAATGTCTCATCTGCATTCAGAGATACGCTCGCAGAGTTTAGGATTGAACGTCGCATTGGCGTGCTTGACCGAAAGATTTTATCCGCTGAGAAAGCTGACCTTGCTCGCGATGTAGGTCGTGTTAGAGCTGAGGCGGCTGAGCAGGCCAGACAAGCTACTGCCCCAATCAGGCAAGAGATTGAGGAAGCGCGAGAGTTTATCGAACTCTACAAACAGAAAGATTACGAAGCGCGTGCAGCAGAACGTGGCCTGAAGGTACTTAACGCAGAGAAGAAGGCTGAAGAACTTGCAAAGCAGGAGCAGAAATTAGCCGACGCTACCAAGCGACTTGAGGAAGCGGAAGCTGCGGCTAAGGCTGAAGCGCAAGAGGTTGTTGGCAAAGTTGAGCCAAAGCTTGCCAAGAAAAGAGAAAAGCTTGCCAAGAAAAGAGGAGAGATCGCAGATGTTAGATTTGTATCCAAGAAGTCTGTGGCAGAGCTGCGACAGATTTTTGCAGAACGTAGCCGTAGCCTTATCGATAGAATTGAAGAAGCCAATCAAAAGGCTCAGTTAGCGGACGCCAATCAGCAGCCAGCGCAGGCGAAAAAGCTAAGGGCAGATGTCTCGAAAGAGGAAGAGGAACTTCGAGCACTTCGACGCAAGCATCAAGAAGAGATTATCGACCTTGCGTATAATCAACAGGCAATCAAAGAAGTCGGCAAAGAAGAGCTTAACTACCTAAACGGCATATACCGCGAGGCTCTTGCTGATCCTGCCGCAGATCCCGCTTTGATAAAGAAGGCTGAGCAGCGAATCAATGAAGCCCTCGATGCAGCGGAGAAAGACCTGCTAGAGTCGACTGATAGTCTGCTTACAGAAATCAATAAGCTCAACAAAGACATCGGTGAATTGGATACTCTTGGCGAGAGAGAGCAGAAGCGATTCTTTACTCAGGCAAAGGCAGAGAAGAAAGAGCTAGCTAAGAATACGGAAGCTGCCAAGCAGAAGTATGAGGATTCTATTATTGAAGCATATGAAGAGCTCAAGAATCCAATTACAAGCGGAAATGGTACTTGGATTGATAGATCTGAGATGACCCCGCTTGCACGAGCGCAAGTTCAACAATTTAGAAAAGATATTAGGTCTGAGGAGCAAGTAAGATACATATCTAAAGAACTCTTAGAAAGATCGCAAAATGCTTTAAAATCTTTTTTTAAACAATTTGATGAACAAAACATTACCGCTGAACAGGGAATGCCTAAATCAGATTATGACGTTTTTAAAAGCTTAAAAGAAGACTACGATTTAATATTTGATTTCAGTAATCCAAACTCAGTCGTTAGAAGAATTAACGACATGGCAAAAGACTTTAGACCAGATGACCCCGCTTGGTCTCAAAGGTTTTATAAAGAATATCTTAGAGCCATTAAAAATGTTCAGAACATGAACAACACCATCTTTGATCTTAGCCAAGGTCCATCTTCAAAAATGTTAAGCGACCTAACAAATTTCAAAGACGACGTTGCAAACATTATTTATGACCAGTATTCAACAACAAGCGGAACTCGTCCGATTCTTCCTGAAAATACTCGCCTTTTTGGAAAAGCTTCAGACATTTATAAAAATGTAAGAATGCTTCGTTCGTTTGTAAGTAGTGGAAAACGAAACCTTATGAGTCCACAAGCAAGGGCAAAAGCCACTGCTGAGATCGCTGACGTAAGTGATGCAATTCTTAATATTCAGCGAACCATAGGTGATGGCCCTGTTAAGATTGATCTCCAAAACGTTAAGCAACAGATTAGAAACTATGATGAGGCTAGGTCTCTTGAGAGAGCATTCGATGCAGCGCTTAAAGACCTAGAAGGCTTTAACGTTCTCAATCAGCGAAACTACGACAAGGCGATGCAGCGCTTTGACCCGTACTTCAATCGTCAGATTGATGCATTTGAAGATCCGGCGTTTACTCAGGGGTTTAACGCATCAAGAGAAAACCTTAAGACCATCATCGGCACCAGAGAGTTGGTGAGCGGTAAACTCGACGACTTGAAAGAGCAATATCGTCTGGGCACCGAGGAAGCTATTCGGCAAGCCGAAATCAGCAAGCAGGCAAAAGAAGCTATATCAAAGAGCTTTGGCTCCCTGCGTCGTAAGCAAGAAGAGCTAATCGAAAAGTACAAGTCTGCAAAGGACAATAAAAAGCAACTCACCGATAGGGAGATGCAGGATCTCATAACGCAGAGAATAGAACTTCGCGAACAACATCAACTTGAGATTGCCAAAGCGCAGCAAAAGCTTCGAGACGCAAACGTCCGACCTGGAGATGAGGCAAACATCATAGCCAAGAGCATCGATGAGATGAACGTCGGTGAGCAGGACTTGGTGGCGCTTCTTAAAGATCAGCTTCGAGCAGAGCCTAAGAAGTTTAGAGATACAATCTTGCTTCTGAATGCTGTTAAAGACGAAAAGATGCGTAAGCTTCGCTTGCAGGAGGCTGGTCTTTTAACAAAGGTTCGAGATCTCGAGACGCAGCTCAAGGCTGCTAAAGCAAGTGAGCGCAGACCAATCAGCGATGATATAGTCAAAGCTCAATCCGACATAAACGGTATCAAGGCTCAACGTAAGCAAATCATACAGCAGTACAAAGACAAGGGTCCAAGCCCAGAGCGAGCAGTCGCTGCTCGTGAGCTTGAAGAACTCCGAGTAATCTTTGAGGGTAGCAGAAACGAAGCCGCTGCTAAGATTGACGAGCTTGCTGAAAGCTTTGCTCAAGCGGCTGAGGAATCGCTCAGTGATACGTTTGCACGCATCAGGCAGATTGATGAAGACCTCTTCCAGAGCCAGCAGAAGAACATCGAAATTAACAAGAATGAAGCTGAGCGTCTTAAGAACCTGTCTAAAGAGGTAGACCCTGATGTTCGCCGGATCCTCGACTATCGTAAGCGTGACCGCTTTGGCTCGATTGCAAACTTCTTTGGACTTGAGCTCCTTACAGACTTCGGTGGTGCGCTTCTGCCTGGTGGCGTAAGTGCCGGTATCTTCCTGGGTAGTAAGCTTATTGATCAGCCACGCGATGTGTTGCGGATAACCGGTGGTCTACTTGGCCTATCTTCAAAGATGGGAGAGCTAATCGATAAGGGCGCAAAAGCCACCGTCGAGAGAGTCACTAAGCCTGGGTTTGTCACAAGCATTAGCAAGACCGGTGAAGAGCGCAGGGTGTCTCCGCTCTATCAGCTTATTGGCATTGGGCAGGACTACACTGATGAGCCAAACAAGCCGCTTACTCAAGAGCAATACAACAAGGTGAGCGAGGAGATCCGCAAGAAGGCTACCGACACTGAGGGTATGCAAACCATGATGGATCGCTCGGTAACTCCGTTCAAAGGCATTAAGAAGCTTCAGGGGCCTGCGATGGCAGCACCAGGGCGAACTCTTAACTTCCTAAACTCTCTTGTGCCGCAGCAGCCAAGCATGGGGCTATTCGATTATACGCAAAAGGTCACCCCGCCAGAGCAGCGTCAGGCGCTCAAGAATGCGATGCTGGTGGTAAGGGATCCAGTCAACACGTTCTTTGACCAGCTTCAGACCAACACCCTGTCACCGATGACTGTACAAGCCATGCGGGTGATTTACCCTGACGTAACCAATCAAATCATCGAGGCTACCCTGAATGCCTTCTCTGCATCGGGTAAGCAGATACCCTATACAACTCGTTTGGCTCTATCGTCAGGGCTTAGCGCGGGGCTGGACAGCAGTGTGCAGCCTGCAAATGTTCAGCTATTTCAACTTAATTTTCAGAATCAAGGGCCTGGTCAACAGCAAGGTGGTCAGGCTACAGTTAACGCAGGAGCGCTTACTCAAATGCCTGCCGCTCAACAGACCGGCGTAAATCGAGTAAGCAGCAAGTAAGGGGGCCTGACATGGCAGTCGGAGTAAAAACAATAGAAGGTACAATTTACGAGGGCCAAGTAGCCAAGAAGGTGACCCTCGGCGACACCGGTGGCGGCACTGGCCCAGTGACCAACCTGGATATTAAGGTTGATACTGAGACACCACCAAACTATGCCACCTTCACGTCTCAACGTCAGAGGCAGCTAACCGTGGCCATTAAAAACAATAGCTCTACCACGATCGACGATGTGAAAATTGTTCGAGTATTTCAAGATGGCACCGAGTCTGTAGAGTCAGAGTC